CATTAGTTAGAAAAGTCGAGTAAATTCATGTGCAGTGTGACAAGTGCAGCGTAACTTACAGCATGACTTTTCTTAAATGTGTATCCCTTGCTATCATCACCGTCCCATACTGTTTCAAAAACTTCCGTCCAAGATTTCCCTTGCAAATGCGCTTTGCCCGGGCGAATCACTGATATAAATGCTGCCATTCTTGTAATTGAATCAGGCTTCATTGTACTCAACAAAGAAACATAGTTTCCAACATGCACTAACTTTTCTGCCCAATCTGGATCTTGCCACAATCTCTGCCAATTTGGTTCTTTGCTTAACATGGAATTATAATGATCTTGATCTTTAATTAATTGATACACTGACATATTCAAAAAATCTATTTTAAAGTATCCACGCCGTTCAGCTTCTTGATAATCAAATGCAGCACATTGATTGACTACATCATAAGGAATATCAGTGACATAGACACCGCTGTTGTGTTTGCGCACCTGTCCATCAACAACTTGTCTTGCAGGGATGTGCTTGATTAAGCCAAGTATTTGGTCTCGATCAGCAAAGTCTATGTCAATATCTGCACTCATTTTTTAAAGTGTGATCTTAATTCATTAATATCAGTATACCATTCTACATTATTTGTAGGTAAACTGCAACCAGTTTGTGTTTCAATAATTGCTTCAATGTAGCTTTCTTCCAGCAAAGACAATTTAGGAATTTTCATTTCCTTATCATCTAAAATAAATTCTAACAGTTGTTTACATTTAATAAGACTGTTTGCATATTTTTGTTTACTAGCGAATTTTTTTTGTAAACTACCTAATGTCCAAGGATCCCAAATTAAATCAAAATGTTTTACCAATTTGTAAAATTCTTTTCCTAACTCATTAGCGTTGTAAAACGCAGAAAACGGTATATAAATCACTTTGTCAGAATTTGTATAAACCATGCGTTGCTGTTCTAACATTAACCCATGTTCTTCTGGACGCTTAAATCCAAATTTGAAAAACTCTCGCAAGATATTTCTAGGGCAGTGAGGTCTTGACTCAGAAAGCTCGAACACAGTCATGCCATGTTGTTGTTCGCATTCATCTTGGATATGCTTAGGTAACGCATAATAGTCATCAGCAAAGTTAATGTCTGGCCAAGTTGGATCTTTAATAGCATCGTATCCGGCCTTAATCTGCCCTTGACTAAATCCGCTAATGAGTTTTTCAAGTAATGGTTTGTTAAAGGTATTAGCTAATTTATTGTAGGTATCTGTTTGTAATTCGTCATTGTCTATACCTGCATTGCCAGCTCGTAATAGTGATCCACTTAGTAATGGTAACAAATCGTCTTCGGTAAAAGATATTGATATAACTGAACCACGTAAACTAATATCTTCAGTTTCGTAGTAATGTGCATTAAAAAATCTTTGAGTGGCTTGATAGGCATCACTTGTGTTATGACTCGCACCAAGGTCATTGAAAGGATCTAATGCTTTTGCAGCAGCCGACGACTCGGGATTGAACCTATTGCACAAATAGGCCAAAAAATGACCATGTGTACCTGGAACAAAATCAATATAAACTGGATTCATAATCCTGCTTCTTTTAAAATGTGTTTACAATATTCTACGTCTGATGGGAAATCACTAAACTTGCGATTCCAAATATCAGGATCAATGTAACGAAGGACCAAATCCAAATGCTGTTGCTCAAGGCCATCAACCCACTCAATACCAGAACCACAATTGAAAACAACCCAAGGACTAACACGACCAGTAGTAATGTGATGGCAAATGCGGTTATCATTGCCAAAACGAAAGTAATCTCGAAAATGTGCCAAGTTGCTGTGTTCAGCATAGTTTTCAATTTCAGTAATTCCTCTTTCAAGCGCATCTGCTACATTCTCCTTAGGTAACCACCATAACAAGTATTCTTCATACAGTCTATCACTGGTCCAGTTATCAATTTTTTTATTATTTTTTAACAGCCAATCTAAAAACTGTGTGGGGTTTATTGCACGAATATTAATACAGTATTTTCCAAATTTAGTAAAAGCTCGGTAGTAGTTGCTTTCTGCAAACGTTTGAAAAGTTTTTGTGCGAGCAGAACCTTGTGTTAACTCATAAAACTTTAAGTATGCGTTAAAGCCTAGACGTACTCCGGGTTCGTTTTGTTCTTGAAATCTGCGTTTAGGTTCGCATAGATGTACTTCCAAACTGCGTTCTCGTTGGAATGATTTATCGCAAAAACGACATTGATATGAAGTCATTGTTCCCCAAGATCTTTTATGTACCTGTTTAGATCTTGTTGTGTGTTGATTTTAGACATAAGCTCTAACTCATCTTCTTTAAGCAACGGAAATAGTTCTTTTAAAACTTTTTTGGTTTGATTGCTACTAGATTCTTTTTTCTTTGTTGCTATCCAGCTGTGTCTAAACTTGCCCATACCCGGACTAACTGATGTGGCACATAGCCATTGTAATTTTGGATGACGGTTGATAGCAAAAAAATGTTTGTTTAATCTTTCGTTAGTAGCTATCAAATAAAATTCTTGCAGCTCTCTACCACCTTCTACACTAGACCCCCAACGAATCATAAGATAGTTACTAAATTTTTTACGCTCGTCATCAGTTAGTTCGTCATAAAAGTTTCTTACTTTGTTATCAAAGCAAGCCATTTCATTTTGAATGTTTAATTTATCCACGCCGTCTCATTTGTTGTTGTAACTCGTCTACGTAGTTTTTAAGTCTAGCGATTTCTCTGTTCAATCTAGCTATTTCGCTTTGTTGCACTATTATACGCTCTTCCATTAGGTTATATCTAGACATAATTTGTTCTTTAAGTCTATCATAGTTAAGTTTTTCTAATCTATCTGGATCTAGAATAACAGGATCGTTGTTGTATTGTTGCATGGTGTTCCTTTTACCAAGCTTTTCTATAGTCCACAATTTCACAGTTGCGCGAAATGTCTTTGACAAAATAGGCACACTCAGGTTTATGTTCGTTATTTAATGGTACTGACAACATTTGTCCATTGCGCAACTTTGGAGCATACCAAGTAACTTCATGGTAAACATCAATAATTTCAATGTCTAAAAAACTAGGTCTAAAACTTGACATAGGATTAAATTGAAAAATTTTAAATCCTCGATCATTTATAGATGTCAGTGGTAGCATTTCAAGATCCCCCAAATCAGGTTCGCCAATAAGCACTTGCCAATCCACCGGCATTTTAATTATGTTTTCTCCGACTCTTAACACCAATGCCGGAGCAGAAAAGCTTTCAAGAAAAATAAGCGGAATATAGTGATAATCAGGATTTGCAGGATCGCTGTTATCCAAAATTGCGAATCGTAAGTCATCAACTTCTTCGGGTAAATGATCTAAGTCATATGCGATATTGTCAAGAGTTAAAATTTTCATGTTTATATTATACTTTATTTTTTAAAACTTGCAACCATTTGATGCAATTGATTCAATTGCCCAATTAAACTATGCATTTGATTTACAGGCACCATATTGGGACCATCACTGGGAGCAGAATCTGGATCTTGATGAGTTTCAATAAACACTGCTGATACTGAACCAGTTGCTACAGCGGATCTCGCCAAGTATGGGACCATGGATCGGTCCCCGCCTGAGCTAGTGCCAAGCCCTCCAGGCTGCTGTACACTATGGGTGCAATCAAATACCACGGGATAACCAGTACGCTCCATAATAGGTAAACTGCGCATGTCAACCACAAGATTATTGTATCCATGTGTTACTCCTCTTTCACATAATAATATTTTTGTGTTGCCAGTGCTAGCAACTTTTTCAGCCGCTCGTGCAATATCATTAGGAGCCATGAACTGGCCTTTTTTAATATTAACAACAGCACCTGATTCTCCGGCTGCTATAAGCAAATCTGTTTGTCTTGATAAAAAAGCAGGAATCTGAATAATATCAATGTCGTATTTTTGACAATATTCTGCATGTTCGGGCAAATGTATATCAGTTAGTACAGGTACATCAATTTGTTTTTTGACTTGCGACAAAATTTCTAGACCTTCTGTGATTCCCGGTCCTCGTTTAGTTGATACACTGGTCCGATTAGCCTTATCAAAACTGCTTTTATAAACAAAATTGACACCAAGTTCAAAACAAATAGTTTTTAACTTCATGGCTAATATAAGCGCATGATCTTCTGTTTCAATTTGACATGGACCGGCAATAACAGTTAACGGATGCTGCAATCCTATTTCAAAATTTGCTAGGCTTACTGCCATTCAAGTTTCTCCTGAGTAAACGGATAGTTAGCTTCCTTGTAGTATGCCTTGCGTTTTGTTAAATGTCTTTTAGCAAATCTACAAGTGCTAGTTATGTCCCAGATTTGTACGAAGTCTTTGTCTTCAGCTTTTCTAATACCTCGCCCAATACTTTGTATAACTCGGACAAAGCTTTTTCCGGGCTCCAAAAGAACCAAATTAAAAATACGAGGGATATTAATACCCACAGCGGCCACACCATAAGTCGCCACAATAACCTTATTATCACTTGTTGCAATTTCATCATACTCTTCTTGTCTCTCTGATAGTTTGGTTGCGCCATTGACAAACACTGCTCGGTCACCTAATCTAGCGACTAGTTCTTGTCCGGCTGAGATACGATCAACTAAGACTAGTGTGTTACCTGTTTCGTTTACTTGTTGTATAAGGTTGGCCATTGCGTTTAAACGACCATCTTCTTCAAATAGATACTTTAATTCTTGTTGATAATTCTTATGCTCTACATGATCTACAAGTTGCACAATATTCACATGACACTGCGCAAGTACCCCTCGAACTTGAAGCTCGCTGGCAGATAGTTTATTAATTACTGGCCCAATACTGACTGCGAGCGCCTGCGATTCAAATTGCTCTTTAGGAATCGTGCCTGTTAATCCCCATCTAATTGGTATACGTGACATAGGTCCAGTAAGCATAGTTTTCAATACATCTGCCTTTGCCATGTGTGTTTCATCTACAATAACGCAGACAACACCTTCTAAGAATTCACTTATTGAAATTGTGTCTGTTCCATTCTTTGTATTTTTTAAAATGTTGTTTAAGCTTTGCCAAGTACAGATCACGTGCTGATGATTGCTGTCTTTTCTATCTCCAAAATAGACTCCAACATCAAGATTCAAATTTAAATAATCCTTTTCAGTTTGTATTACCAAACTCTTATTGGGCACAATAATAATGCTGCGGCCATGTTGTTGTACACTGTGACTGAGTGCAGCGGTGATTAGAGTTTTACCGGCTCCGGTGGCAACTTCTTGTATGCTCTGTGGATTCGCTAAAAAACCATTGACAATGTTTACTTGATAGTCACGAAAAAGGATTGGTTCGCCAACATTGGGATGACCCTTTGGCCAAACATGACTACTAAATGTGTCGGAGTTAACAGTAGTAAATTTAAATGATGTGCTGTATTCTCGCCTATCTTCCAACTCAATATCGTAATTGTATTCTTCTAAAATTGGAATTATTTCTGGCAGCAAATTTACAAAAGTACTACCTCCAAGTTGGAAATAGGCCATTTTGCCGTCCCAACGTCCTAGGCGTACAGCAGGTAAGTATCTTGCATATGGAATGTCATATTTGAACTTTTTAACCAAAGTTCTACGTGCGTCTAACTCAAGTCCTTCAATTTTGACATTGACTTCGTCGTTAATTATTAATTTTGCTTGTCGCATTTATCTAGTATAAAGTAACTATTTAAGCAAGTCAAAAAAAGAGGTACCAATTAAGGTACCTCAAGTCAATTGCCTAGGAGCTAAATTAGGCAATCAAATTTATCATGAATGTCGCATACAAGTAGACTCGGCTAGTGCTTTCCAATTGGCACTTACCTTGGTAAGATCCGCAATCTTAAGAGCCATACGTAAACTCATCTCACGTAGTCGATCTTTGTTTGTGTACATAAATTCCAAAATTTCTTCTCCCTGTTCTGGAGTGAAGTTATAGTCTTGAAACAGATCACCCTTGCGAAAGATTTGTTTGATACGCAAGAACTTGTCACGCATGGTGTTCAGCGTCAAGTCCAAAAAGTGACAGCGTGATTGCAGTGCCTCAAGGTGGTCTTGTAGTTTTTTACTCTTAAGATTGTCAAACTTGAGGTTAGTGATAAAAATTACGCTACCTTTGAAATCAAACTGATCAGGTACGCCTTCACGCCGTAGCATTGCACTGTCAGAGTTCCAATAGATGCGACGTTTTTTACCCGAGTCTAGTGCAGCCTTTAGAATGTTTAGTGCGATGTCGTCCATAAGAATACTATCGCAGTCATCAAACACTAGCACATTCTTTGGATCACTAAACCGGTAAAGTGTGCAGTACAGACCAATCGGAGTCATAGCACCTTTAATTACTTCGTACTTGACTTTACGACCGGACAATTTGTCAAATATACCTGCTTTTTCAAGTTGGTACTCAACGCCGTAGCTCTTACCTACACCGGGCGGGCCAACTACTATCATAGCGCGAACGTCACCTGAAATTGTTGCTTTAGTCATTTCGTCAAGAATGTTAAAGCGAGTTTCGATTCTCTCCATAACTTCTTCGTCAGTTTCTTGTACTGCAAGAACAGATTTAGTTTGTATCACAGGTTCTCCGTCTACATACTCAATATCAGAAATATTATTAACCCGAATTCTAACTACGTCAAACTCAGGACCGAAAACGCCATCAGATTTTACTGTTACAAAGCCGCCTTTGCGACCTGTTTGAAAACCCTTAACAAGCTGAAATGTTTGATTGCTAACGGCATGATTACGATACACACCGTCACGAACAAGAATTGTTGACATCTTAGCTCCTATGTAGTTTTAATATACCTTATTATAGTTGTTTGCAAATAAATGGTCAATACTGTTATGGCGACCCATCTGGCCTA